AGGGCCACACCAGTGCTGTTCGTGAACGCCTGAAGCGCATCATCAACGTAGTATTCGATTGTGCTCGAACCGGCTTCCCTACGCATCTCCCACGTACCGGATGACTGGAACGTGATGTCGCGATAAAGGCTTCCGTCGAAATACCACTGCTTGTCGACATACCCTGAACTCGGTTCCTCTGCGATCTGCCACCATGCATTGACGCTCGGAAGGAGAAACTGTATGATCTGCGTTCCAGCTCCACCAGGGAATGGGGTGATCTGCTCAAAGTCGCACTTAATGCTGAATCCGTCGAGTGACGGCAGGAGCATTTTCGCTGTGCTGTAGTTGACGCTGATCCCTTCAATGCGAAGCTTTTCATTCTCGACAACCGGCGTAGTCCCGGTAACTGTAGGCCACCGTTCGTTCGGCAGTGCGCCGATCCCGCCTACACCACTGTCTTCACCTGAACTGCTAAAACCGTCATTCGCTACAAGCGGGACATCGATGCTGTCAGGAGTCAACCACTGCACCAGGTTCGCCTGAGGAGGTTCAGGAACGCCATTCCCGTTGCCGAACTTAAACCGGAACTGCTTGTATAGGTTAGGACCGCTCATAGCGCCCCCTCTTAGCTGAAGTGATAGTAGACGGTAGCGGTCTCACCAGACGCGCAAACAGCGCTCCAGCGGCCCTGTCTCCATGCGTCAGGGATCTCTTTGCTGCTGACCGACTCATTCTCGATCAGGTTGAACCCTTCGTCTGCGACAGCGTCGCGACCGTTGAATTGGAAAAACACGGTATTGGATCCGCGGTTCTGGATGATGAACGACTTGACCTTCGTGCCGTCCGTCCCGGTCGGGCCGAATGACTGAGCGCTGTCGGTTACACTGAGTTTACCAGGAAGCTGTGGCATTAGATGGGTACTCCATTTCGAGTGATGCTTGCACCAAGAGTGCGGTCGAAGTAGAACTCCGTCCCGCCGTACGTTGTTGAGCGATCAAGATTCTCGCCGAGGTTATCGGGCATGTGATCACGGCGATCACGCTGAACGCTTGCTTGTAGGAGATTGAGGTATTTCTGTTCGTACCCTGTCGACATGCCCTTGTCCATCTCGACCTCTGCCAGGCATGCAGCCCGCAGTGTTTGAGCATGGACCTCGATTCCGCGGGGATACGGAAGCGATGAGGTGACTGCATCGGGCAGGATCGAGTAACGATACGTCAGGGTGATAGTCGCGTCAGGGGTCGGGTATAGCATGACGTCCTGACGTTGCCCCTCTGCACCTGTCATCGAACGAGGGATGACTGCGAAGTGAGTCGGGGTACTTGAATAGACTTGGTTCGCCCTGAGGTTCTGGATCTGGCCGATACCGATCCGCCTGACACGGATGTAGACGTTCTGTTGATCGATGATATGGAAGTCGCCGGTGATACCGCCGTAATCGTCAGGAAGCGCGTAGTCGCCCGTAGCGGTGATCGAGAAGCTGTCAGGCTGCGTACCGCCGCCGGGAATGAACACCTCTTCTCCTGAGGCATCGCCGACAACCTTGACCTGCGTTCCGCTGACGTAGCTGTCGATGACGTAGGAGTTGCCTGACGTGTCGAAGGTCAGTGTGCGGTCTGTCATGGACGGGTAGAAAGTGGTAGAGCTGACGGTGATCGTAGAAAGCGCACTGCCGTCGTACACCGGAAGGGACGGTGGCCTGACTTCAGTCACATCGCCCCAGACCACAAGCTCGGCCTGCGGTTCGAGGAAGCTCCATTTGTGCGGCACGGTATCACCTGGAAGAACCTCGGGGAACAGGAACCGCGAATAGCCCTGCTTCAACATCCGTGTGATGTGCGCATTGCGTTCGGCGTTCCATTTGCTCTCCGTCCGGGTATACCCCAACTCGTAGGCGATGTCGCCTCGGAGGTCATTGTAGACGTTGATCAGATTCGGTTCGGACATAGTGATACCTTATGTTAAGCGCTAGCCCCCGGTACCGCACCAGGGACTAACGCAACCCGAAGGTTTAGGCGAGGGTCGCACCGCTGTACGACTGAAGCTGCCATGCAGCGCCGTTCCACTGAAGGATGGCCTGTTCATCGGCTGCATTCATGGTGATCGTGGCGAGTGCCGTAGCACCGTCAATCTGAACACCGTTCGTTACAGTGATGACGAGATCCTGCGAAGCGCCGATAGCCGTGCCGACAATGAACCCTTTGGTCTGGCCGATGATCGTACCGTCAGCCAGAGTGTAGGTCAGTCCGCCGGTTGCGGCCGTACCATCGAGGATGGTCATGCCGACTGCGGTCGGCGCCGGAGACAGGGCACCGGATGCCGGAGTCGCCAGGTTCTGAACGACAGCGTCGAGATTGCCATCATCAAGCCATACTTCGCCGAGCTCGTCCGCGGAGACAGTTTCGAGAAGCAGGCCGCTACCACGGCCGACGTCGATACCGCCGGTGTAGAACTTGCCGTCAGCCTGATCAGCCCATACGCGAGCCGGAGCGGTTGCAACAGCTTCACCGATGAGGCACTTGGCAACAGTACCGGACTTACCTGGTTCCTGAATGGTGGTCATCTGTGCACGGGTCAGGTCGTCGGTGAAGACGCCTGCGAACGATTCGGAGTTCGGAGCTGCACCGATCACATTCTTATGACGAAGTGCGATGGTGGTGTTGGTGAGGTCGTAGAACGCAGCCTTACCCTTCGTTGCCGAAGAGTCACTGCTGTAGACACGCCGCGGATTGCGACGGAATTGGTCTTTTCTGTTGGCTTCCATTCCTGCCATGATGAATTGTCCTTCTGTTTGGTTTGGTTGCGGGGCCACGAATGTGACCCCTCACGAAATCACGCGGACCTAGGGTACGCGGTTGATCCATGCCTGACGCCGACGATCAGTCATCATCAGGTTCCAAGTGAGGTCAGTGTAGACCGCACGTACGTTGTGCTTACCGCTGACCATCTCGGGACCAGTCTGGCGGAAGTTGTTCTTGGTGTGGATGTTCACCTTGAAGTGCTTCGTGTCGAGCATGAAGATGTCGTTCGTTGCAGTGGTGAACTCAACGTCGAGCTGAGGCACGTACTGGAACGGCAGACGCTTGAACACGACAGTACCGTCGAAGGCGGCGATGTCACGACCGATGTTGTCGTTCTGGGCGCGAGCCATGGCGATCAGGCCTTCGATGACCTCTTCGCCGCAGAACAGCTTGTACCGGAAACCCTGTGCGCCGTCGTTGCTGACGGTCTTAACCGGGCTCTGGAAGGAACATGCACGGAATGCACGACGGAGTTCGGAAGCGAGGTCTTCGTCCGTGAACGAGTCGTAGACGGCATTGTAGTGCTTCCACTTCTCGTAGGTGTTCGAGGACAGGCCGCCGGGGCCGGAGCTGAATCCAGTGATGTCGCCACCGTTGAAACCACGGCCGGAGGTGGCCGGCTTCATCCAGTACTTGACGCCCCAAGGGGTGATGTCATCGGTACTGTCATCCGGTGCCTGCCAGAAGGATTGCTCCAGCTTCTCGGCCAGACCGAGCATCATGTCGATGCGGCGGGTGGCGATGAGGTCGACGAGCTGCTGAGGGCCACGGTTCATGGCCTCTTCAGTCACGTCATAGATGAAGTTGTTCGTGGTGTTGCGCCACGGCACAGCGATCCGCTGCAGGTTGTCCTGCACGGACAGAGCGTCATCGGCATAGAGGCCGACGTGCTCAGCAGTCCGAGACTGATCAACCATGAGGTTGTGCTTCATCTGCTCGGTGCCGTTGAACTTTACAGCGTCACGGCGGAGCATCTGATTCATTACGATGTACTGAACCAGGTCCTGGGCGATCATCCCGAAATTCGGATCCGGGAAGTCTTCGAGTGTTGATTTGACGAGATCGTCGATGGTTTCTGCTGCGATAGCCATTTGATGTGTCCTTTATTGTTTCGCTTACTTGCCGCCGAAGACAGCGCTCCACGCCTCTGCAACTCTCGCCTTCGCCCGCTTCTTGCCCTTCGGCATATCATCGATATTGCGAGGTTTCTGATTCGATGGCTTGGCAATAGCTCGGTTCTGGCGATGATTCGTCGCCTTCGTCTTGGCCTGAGTAACTGCGCGGTTTGCACGTTTATCGGGGAACGTAATGCTCATGGCGGCGTCGAAAATTTTCTGGTTGCTCCAATCAGGATGCGCACGATCCTGGGCGTCCATCTCAACGACGAGCGCCTGCAGGTTCTTCTGATCTTTGAAGAGACCGTCATATTCGAGATTCGCTTTCTCGACAGTCTCGTTCAACCACTTTTGAGTTTCCTGCTGCTTCGTCTGCTGCATCTGCTCCTGGTAGCTTTCGGTACCACTGCGCAGTTCAGCGAGCTCCTTCTTGAGGGCTGCAGTCTCCTCATGCTTCGCTTTGCCGATGGTGTTCATGTGTTCGTTCATCTGCTTGAGGAGTTTCGCGGACTCGTCGTCCATGTCCTCAGGCAGTTCGAGTTCGAACGGCTTGAACTCCTCGGCCTTTTCCGCCTCTTCAGCTTGCCCGGATTGACTGTTTGCTGCAGTGCCCCCGGTCAAGGCGTTACGTTCCATCAGGACAACCGCAGCTTCCAGCGCGGCCGGCGATGTGAAAGACTTCACGTCGTCTGCTGTTAATCCTGCACTCGCAGCACGGAAGATCATGTCGTTCGACAGTTGATCGATCGGGCTGCCTGTATCTGCGTTGCCGGGATTGTCATCGGCATCGCTGTCCTCACTGCCGGCGGAAGAGTCGTCGCCGGTATTTGAAGTTGTTTCACCATCCTCTTCAGTGTCGAGAGTAAGATCATCGTCCGTGTCCTCGCTGTAGTCGAACAGGTTGGCGTTCGGGTGATCTTCAGTGTTGATCTGTTCAGTGTCGACGGCGGTATTGCCTTCGGCCTGACTCACAGAGCTGTTGCTGTCGTCAGTCTGAACTTCAGGGATTTCGTCGGTCTCGACGCTGTAGTCGTAGTCGCTTGCGTTTGCCATGATCTTCGGGCTCCTTAGCAGTAGGCGTCACGGTCGACAAGACCATGAGCCTTCAGGTATTTTCGTTGATGTCCGGGGGAAGTGAATATCGCGTCGCCTCGGCTGTTGTACTCGGTAGGTACGCCGAGCTCGCGATCCGCTTTCATTGCCTCCTGCACTTGATTCGGTGCAACACCGGCTGCCTGAGACGGTTTCGGCCACACTGCGCTGCTCTGCCCCCCTGCCGGGAAGAAGACGCGTCTGGCGATAGCCCCGTCGTCAAGTTTGATGTACGTCTTGTTGTCCGTCGGATCGACGAACTGACGCTTCTCAAGATCAGCTACGGACATGCAGAGTGTTACCTCTTCGCCCGATTCGGTTTTGCGGTAAGTGTAGGCTGGCACGGTTATTAGTTCCTTTTGTGACAGTGGTCAACCATTCGGGTGATTGCCTCTGTGTTACTCTTGAGACTTTCCGTAAGGACTGAGCGAACCCAATCCTCAAGGCTGAACAGCCTCTTTGCTACATAGAAGATCAGAATGATTGCGACAACCCCTAGCGGGTCGCCTACAAGCTGTACGATCTTCTCGATTGCTTTATCCATCATGCTACCCCAAAGCGAGCTGCGGCCGCCCGCTCTTTAGGCTGAGTGTTCTGACCGAGAAGAGCTTGGCTCATCTGCTGGTCGCGGAACGCCTGAGTCCCCCCGGTAGGGACGTTACGACGAATGTACTCACGTGTTGAGGTATTCGACGTAGGCGGTGGGTCTACGGGTTCTTGCTGCAAGTCTGCTTCGGGATCTTGGAACTGCACAAGCTTCTCGATCTCCGGCATGTCGGAGTAACGTGAGAGGATGTCGAGGAGTTCCGGCATATGGAGTTGTCCGCCCTGCTGCTGCAGGAACGGTAGGGATGGGAAGATGACCTGGCTCAACATGGTCATGAGCATATTCATCCGTTCAGGCGGCGACATATGCGTGGTTGAGTACGGGTCAATGGCGATATTGTAATCGAGGAAGTCACCCTCCTTGGCGTCCTCGTTGAAACGAACAGGGATCTCGATGCCGATGTTCTTCGTCCTCTTGACGAGCGGCAAGTCGATCAGGGGGTCATACCAAAGTTCATTGGCGATGGCCTTGCCTACGCCCTCTGCAAACGTCCAGAACCGTTGACGCATGATCTCAAGGCGCTTCGATGCGCTCTGACCGAGCAGTTGGTCCTGGCCGAGCGTCTGCGACTGTGCGGCCAACCCGCCGATCAGGTCGATGTTCCCGGCCTGATAGCTGTTCCAGTCACGCAGCTGCAGTAATGCGGCCTGTGTTGCAGGATCCGCCCCGCCCATGCGCATCTCGGCAACCTTGCTCGGATCCGTCACTCCAATCATATCACCGTCGTTCGCGTTCTTGATGCGCTTCGCGTCCTCACTTGCACCTACACCGTAGGCAGTGACGTTCTTTTGCCGGCGCGACTGATTCGCTACCTTGATCATCAGGTCGTTTGCGAGTTCGCTGATATCCCTCCAGCTCTGTGCAGGGGCTACAGGCATAATGTTGTCGGGAAGAGGAGCGAAGGACAGGAGATGGTAGGGGCCTTGCTCGACTCCTTCCCATTCGACAACGCGTAGGGGCACCGGGGATTCCTTGGCAGGGATGGTGACTACAAGATTGTCCTCTGGCAACCAGACGTCGATCAGCTCTACCGAGCGGCGATAGGTCTCGGAGTATTGCCGGTACCCGCTCAGGTTCTTGAGAGCATATTCATCGTCGTCATACTCCTCGTACGCCTTCACCTTGTCGGTGTTCTTGTAGAGCCCGGACTCATGGAAGATATCCCAGCTCATGCGGTACTGATTCCCGGCGAACCGAGCCTCTTCGTAGTTTCGTGCTGAGAAGTCGACAACCCAATCGTCAAGGCTGACGTTGACTGCGAACGGCTGAGTAGCGTCGATGATCGTGCCTTTGTCGACCGCGGCCGTGCCGACCTTCATGATTCCCTGCGAGAACATGGCGTTCATGACGACATTTTGAAACTCTTTCTGCAGGTTGATCTCGTCGGCCACATGATTCAGTGCCATATCGAGAAGCGACGACTGACGCTTGAGCCCTGCGACCTTGCTGCGTGCCAGGAACCTCGGGATGACCGGGGCGATGCTCTGAACGTAGATATCGACGGTGAGCTGCAGGAGGTTGAGAGGGGTCTGCTTGCGTCGATGCGAGTTCGCATACGTAGTATCCCCGCCGTAGTATCGACCGGCGTACATCTGCATTGCGTCGTAGGAGTGCCGGCGGAACGGCCGCAGTTCGCGATACGACTGATCGATAGCGGTCTTCAGATTCTGAAGGCTCTTCTCTGCTAGCGGGTTAAAGGGCATCAGTTAGCTCCACATCTGAAATTCTTCGCGATCTCTGCGCTCTTGCTCTTCATGCTTGAGCAGACGCGCCTTCATGCTGTTTGGGGGTATGTAGCGGGCTTTGAGCGATTCCTCATCGTCTTCGCCTTTGATCACCGTCTGAGAGTCCTTCACGGCCTTCCATGCAAGGGCATCAGCAATGACCCTGTCACCATGCGACTTGCCGGCACCTGTCGGGTCGATAGCCCCCTTGGTGGCCGAGTGCTCGACCTTGTCACCAGGGAGGTTCACGTATTCGCGGCATTCGTTCATCGCATCATAACTCGGATTCGAGAACTTGCCCTGGTTCAGGGCATCGCGGTATTCACTCAGTAGCGAGTGCTTCTTCTCCGGGGAACTCGCCCAACCGGGGATGTCAGTCACTTTGTAGGTGATGCTCACATCGTCCTTGCGGCGATAGATGTACATGTACTGCGCATCGAGAACCTTCTGACCAAAGTTCCGGCCAGGCCCATTGTTCTCCCAGATAAGGAAAGCTTCATTGAAGATCTTCGCGATCTTGACTGCATACCTGCCGAAGTCCTCGGGGGAGATCCGAGGGTTCGCGTATTCCGCAACCTTCTCACCGGTGATCTTGTCGCAGACAGTCAGGCATGAGTTCGATGCGCCTGTACCGGCCGAGATATCAGCGGCGATGACGAACTTGCTGTATTCGAGCGGGGTCATCTTCTTGTCGGCCGGGAGATACCAAAGCTTCCAGAGCCCGTCCTCGTTCTTCTCGAACTCGATATGATTGTCGTCGTTGTCGAACACGAACTCACCGACGAAGTCAGGATCCCTTACCTGCGACTCCATGACCTTCTGAATCGCTGCCTCGTCAAAGAACCGGAATGAGGAGTTGTGATAGTCGATATCCAGTTCCTGTGCCACGAGCATCGGGTGTGCTCTGCGCCGGCACTCTCTGTCATACCAGGGCGAGCGGATCTTACCGTCGAGGATGAAGGAATAGTCAGAGTCGAACTTCATCTCGTCAACTTCTCTGCCTGTCGGCGAGAACTTCAGGAACACGACGTCCTGATCGCCATACTGATCGTGATCGGCCGCACCCGGGTAGAGCTGCTTGTAGCCCTTACCGTTCGTGTAAAGCCCCTTGTTCTTCCGCTCGTCATCACTCCAGTGAAACCGCAGGATCTTCCCGTCCGAGTTGTGCCCTGACTTGATGTTCTCTCTCACATCGAAGAACGCATTGCCCGTGCCCTTCGGCGTGCTGTTGAAGATACGGCAGTTCGTCACGTCGGCAGTAGCCGCAAGCACCTTGTACCCGTCGTCACGGGAGAACGTAGCGAATTCGTCAAGGAACATGGCCCGGCTTCTACCACCACGGAACGCGTCACCAGTAGCAGCCTCGCCAAGAATCGCGCTCTCCGTGATGTCGTTCATCAGCATGCACTCATTGTGAGTGTACTTCGGCTTCAAGTACCATGGCAGATACTTGAACATGAACTCGACCTTCCAGAACAAGCAGTCCTTGCTCCCGGTCTTATCAACCAAATCTCTCTTGCTGCTCACCACACCGAACTGCTGATTGTGCTCGAACATGAACTGATGAGCCATCGTCATCAGGCAACACCATGAAGCCCCGGCGTCCCTGCTCTTCTCGATGAGCATGTCCCTCTTCCCTAGGGATTCGAAGATCTCATGGATCATCTCGTCCTGAAGATCGAAAGTGATGAACGGGATCACGGGGTTCCCGCCCTTGTCCTCCTCACGAGGGTCGTACGTCCAGCAAAACGTGTTGATGAAGAACAGCGGATCCCTGCGGCAAGCTTCCTTGATCTGATCGAGGCTACCTCTGCCCCCTCCTGTGGTCAGCATCTGATGCAGTCGCTGACGATACTTGATGTTCTCTGCCCGATCCTTCGGGACGTCGTTGTAGAACATGCAGTCTGAACGATTGAAGCTCACTCAGAACCCTCCTTCATGACCTGCCTCAACGCGTCAGCAAACAACTTGTCAAGCGTACCATCACCCTCGATAGCAGCCTGCTTCTGTAAATCTCTCTTGTTCGGGACGAAGATATCCCGTACCATATCGTGATGCCGCTCCTCACCGTGCTTCGTACGAATACTACGCTGATAATGCCCCCATGCAGTCACACTCGGAGCATCGTCTCTCGTAATACCTCTCAGCAAAAGAACGCTCTCAACCCATTCAACGTCCTGAACCAACGTCGTCTTAGGATTCCCTCTCTCCTCCCAGTACTTCGGATCCTCAAACGGTACGCCCGAAGGAAGCTTGTCAACACCGACAATGAACTCGTCCTCGCTGATATCGACACCAAAGCTACCAGGACCAAACCGCGGATAAAGCAACCTGCAACGATCCTCCTCATTCGTACCCAAAGCCTTCAACCTGTTCGACTCAGCCTTGAACAAATCCCAGCGGCCCTCATCCTTCAAACGCTTAGCACGCTCTCCGGCATTCTCCTCTTCAGACCAACGCTTGCTCCATTTACCCATGACTCAAACAAATCTCCTGTCGTGTTTACTTTTCATACACACTGTTCAGCAACTTTGCAAGTGCCCCTAAAAACCGTTTTAAGCCATTCTGAGACACTTTGACGCAAGAGGTAGGGTGATCAGCGTAGCTGACGATAAAATCGCTGTACGGGTATTTATTTTTGAAAATATTATATAATTTTTTTGTTTCGAGGGGGAGGGGCTACCTATATGGGATGGGACCCACCTGGGTAGGGGGGTCTGGTAAAGATTCTAATGATACCCAAGGAATCCCTTTTTAGCCTCAGGATGGCATTCATAGCGTCGCATAATAACGATTATGTGCGATAGTTCAGCCTCAAACCACATACCAGGGAGGAGATCGGGACTATTGGGCCACCGATTCACCCCTCTTTTGATATGGCGATATCCGCGCGGGCCGATGGGTCTTAGATGTTAAGCAACTCCACCCCTTCCCAATCCCTCAATACCTCTTGTTACTCGTTCCACTCGTAACCGCTCTCCCCACACCCCTCTCTATAGTCTCTCCCCTCTCCCCTCACGAATCAGGGTATCCTCAGCCCCTTGTCAGCATGCTGTCACCGTTGCCCTCTGATGCCGATTTGATACCCTTGAACTCCTCGCATAACGTATGTGCACGCGTTGCCTATCTTACTGCGTATTGAGACAAAAGTTTGAAAAAAGTTGTACAAGGGTCTTGAAAGGCGTCTAGACGGTGAGTATAATACCTCTACACACAAACCGCGGTGCATGCATCGCAAACAGAGAGGTACACTATGACAGCAGATGAAGCACGCGAAGAGACCTTTACCCGTCGCGAGGCATTGGCGATTGTCCGTAATCACAACCTTGATTGGGACGACTTCTTGAGCGAGGTCGGTAATCATCAGACTTACAAGGGTAGCGATATCCTTGACTGGTTGGGGTACTAATCATGGGCAACACCTCAACCCGCGCAATCCGTCAACATCGCCTTGTAAGCGCTCCTAAGCCCATGCAGTCCTGGCGGGTGTACCTGGACGGCAAACACCTTGAAACGGTGTCCTACGTGTCGTCTATGCGTCATGACGAAGTGAAAGACAGCCTTGTCATGCACGACGGGTTTCATCCTGCAATCAACGTCAAGAAAGGGTAATAATCATGTACAAGCTTTATTGGAAAGGCGAACTCATCGACGAATTCGAAACCCGTAGTGAAGCGCTCGAAATGATGCGCGAATACAACCTGGCCTATGGCGGTGGCGTCGTCATGGTCAACCCCTAGCCAAGTAGACTTTGTGGCGGGTGCAATTCCCGCCATGGCTACCAACGATCTTTGACAATTGAGCGTCCCCTTTGCACCCCTTCACCGGGAATGCAGTCGTGACTTGCTGAGCTGCCTGTAACCGACATCAGGAGCAAAACCGCAAGTATCGACGCAGGATAGATAGCCGCTGGCAGTCAATGACCCCGAGGCGGGACGCATTACCTTTTTGTGTTTTGATTGCGCCGTTTGAGCGCAACACACGAGAGCATTATGAGAGACATTCGAACGCAGATAATTTTGGGGTGTGCAATCACCCTTGTAATCATCAAATCGGTAGGTTTGGGCTACTGCCTGAGCCGTATCGAGTCGCTTGATATCCGCTTAGCTGATGCCGAGCGCTCTATCGTCAAATCCAACGTCAACACCGCGAAGCAAATCGGACGTATGCGGACTGAGTTGAAACCTCAGGCACCGTGCGACCTTATGAGCTTTGTTTTTGAACCTTTGAGGTAGTTATATGGCGTCTGAATTCGACCTGATAACCTCAGTGATAAACGACCCTGGAGTCGATGAGAAGTTCAAAACAGAGGAACGCAAGCGCCTTGCTATCTGCACCAAGTGCCCAACAACGGGCGACAAGTGCTGGTCTTGCGGTTGCCATGAGTGGTGGATTGCCAAGGGCAAATCACCGGCACCATTCCAACGCTAACTCCAACCCCTTGCTCAAGCGTCGCAATCACAACACAAACCGCCTTGCCTTGACCTCAGTCTATCACGCTTTTACCCCTTTTTGTGTCGGTGCCCAAGTGGGTGCCTCTCGTGTGTGGCGTGGTAGGCTGAATTCAGGGTAGGGCATAACGAGAAATAACACAATGAGCA